CTTGCGTTTCTGGCGTTGAGTTTGAGCAAGGAACTAGACCAAACTCACAATTTAAAACCTCCACTATATTGCTAACCAACTCATCAGACTCTAACCTCGCCTCATAAGCCTTTAGGGCGGTTAAAGCGGTTTTTAATCCTCTTTGGGCTTTTGCATCTCCGGGGCATGTCGTTTGCCATACTCCGAACGCTTCATCTGCCAAAATTAACCCCTGCTTTACTTGTTCTAGTTCTTTAGTCATTACTCTTGCTCCTTTGGTGGTTTTACAACACTTTTAAATTTTATATGTAAAGCTGACGTACTTCCTATTGTGGTTAATTCGTTGGTGTCAAGGTAATCACACGCTTCTTTCACAACGCTTTTTACCTCCCGCAATTCATCGGCAAGGGCTTTAATAAGCTCCGCTAACCTCTTGCCAGTTTTTGGCTCTATATTTAACATATCGAAAGCTTCCGAAGCATCTAGTAATACCGCTACTTCATCATCTGCTTGTTTTAGTAGTTCTTCTGTCATTACTCTTTCTCCTTTGGTGTTAATTGATTTAACGCCTCTACCACCCACTCACCGAACTCATCTTGTATTGCCGCCGCTTCTTTGTGAGGTAGGTTTTCTGCCCCTCCTCCTATAAGATTCCCCCAACCACGCACCTGCAAACACATATTATCACCATTTTTACTTTGGCAATAAATGGTCTGCCCCATTGCGTCGTAATGGAAAGGGGGTTTGAAATATTTTAAAGCTTTTATTTTACGTTCATTCATTATTTAACCTCTTATTGTTTTAATCGCAGGGTAGTGCTGTTGCGTTCACCACCCTGCAAACTGTTTACCTAGACTTCCAACCCTTCCTCTAGGAAGTCTATAGCGTATTGTATCCATTGTTCATCCTCGGCTGAATAACATTCTACATTACTCAAATAACTTGCTACCTCTTGCTTGGTAGGTTTATTTGCAGCCTTTAAACGAGTTATTGCTGTGGTTATGTTTGTAGCACGCCCACCATCCCAAGCGGTTAAAAATTGTTCTACTGCTTCTTTTAGTTTATCTTCCATCACTATTCTCTATATATTTGATTATAACCTCTGCGTTAGTTGCGTGCTTCAAAAGTCCATTACTCCGCCAAGCCTCAAAACAGCTTCTTAAAAAACAAATCATCTCAGCTTTCTTTTCAGCCTCCGTAGGCTCTAACGCTAACTTTAAAGCCTTGATACGAGTGCCAATCCTTTTGGTATTGTTAAATACCACCACGTCATCATCCCACGCTTCTAGCAAACCCCTTGCAGCTTCTATTAGTTTATCTTTGTCCATCTTCAATCTCCTTTATTTCTTGCAAAGCTTTTACTAAAACTTGCATTTTATCCGCTATTTCTACTGATACAGTCCAATCTCCGTATTCATAACGCTGAATTGTTCTTACATTACGCCCTAAAACTTTAGCTAGTTTACGTTGGCTAAGTCTTAAGGCTATGCGTGATTGTTTAAATTCTTCTTTTTCCATTTTACCCCATATTTTCATTAAATAAAGTTTTGTACTCTCGTTTCGCAAGAGCCTCGCTTTCTGCTAATTCTTTTTCCATAGTCTTAATTGCTCTTTGGCATAAAACCTGCAAATCTTTTTCTATCTCTTTATTTAACGCGGTTGTAAACTCCTCCCCAGCACAATAACTCGCCTCCCAATAGTTTGTTCCGCCTGTAGTATATTGTATCCTAAGATTTGGGTTTGCGCCTATGCTATGAATGTAGCAACTCGTATTTTCTCGTCCGCGCGCCGTCAGATGTTCGACCCATTCCTTTGAATTTTTTATAGCGCTTTTTTGTTGTATATAAGTGTTTAAATATGTCATGTGATATTCCTTTTAAGTAAAGCGGCTGTATTGCCGTCGATAAATACAGTATATAGAAAGAACGGTACGCCGTCCACAAGTATTTTAAATTATTTTCATAAAGAGGCGGCTATTTTGCTGTACAACTTAAGTGCCGATTATGCCGCCCCTATCCATCATGGATTCTTAAAGTTCAAATGTGTCTTGCTAGAGCCTCAACGCCTTTTAGATATATTTTATTTTCTTCAGTCAATGTCTTGCCCTCCTTTGTTTTCAAGGCATATAACAACACCTATTGAATTTACAACAACACCTTTGCAAGTGATATAGGTGTAGGTTGTATGGGCTATACTAACTGTACATATTACCAACAAAGTTAATTGAACTATTATCAGTAATGGTCTTTTAAATATTTTGTTCCTCATTTTCTACCTTTTTTCATTATTGTAACATGTTTTCGGTTAAAAGCCGTTTATTTTCTAACTTTTGATTCGCTTTCGCTACGTTTATTACTCTATTCCTCTTTCCTGATTTCGCACAACTCATAATCATCGTACGAAAAGTGTTTCTCTACATGTAAATCTGCTAATTCCTCCGCCTCCTCTTCTGAATAAGCTTGAACAGTGAATTTCTCATATGTTGGATCTTGTTGTAACTCCACTTCTATTTTATACATTTGCTTTGTTTCACCTTCCTCAATAACCTTGCCCCAATTTTTATTTACATACTTTTGCATGTGCTTCCGTAGCTGCAAAGTAGGCAAGTTTTGTATTTGTTGAAGGTTTAAACCTCCGTATGTTTGTGCTTGGCTCATAATCTATCCCTCTATCCAATAACGTTTATCAGCAATAGCATTATCACTAATTGCATTTTCAATTAATCCCCTTTGTTCCTCCGGCGCTGATATCCTAGCTTGAATAAAATCAGCCATGTACTTTTCCTCCTCAAGCAACATAAATTGATTTTCACGCTTTCTTTTGCAAAGCTGGATGTAAGTTGCTCCACACCATTTGGGCACCTCTTGTGGCGGCTCTATGATTTTTACAATGTCAGCAGTCGTAGGCATTGCTGAATTTGTTTTTCGGTAAATCTTAAAGGCTTCTCTTACCACCGAATAAGTATAATCCTCTAAGTCCATTTGCATAATTGCAATAATTGCTTCTAGCTGCTCAGGTGTTTTTCCGTACACGTTTAAAGCCTCGTAACAAGTCGTCACCAATCGTGTTAACTTTAAAGAATCCTCATCACTATCAGAAATCAAGGTTTTTTGCTCTGATGTGTCCTCTCGTTGCTGCTTCAAGGGTTCTTTGGTGCTTGTCTGGGTTAAGAGTTCCTGCTTTTGGCTGGCTTCTATCCCATTCAAAAGAGTTTCTGTATGCTGCGATAAAGTTTTCATATAATGGTTTTCCTACTTTCTGTTTTGATTCTACGTAATTCTTAAACGTTTCTAGTATGTCGTGTTCATTGTGATTTAGATATTTACCTTGAGTTCTTTTTTTAGCTAACCAGTCGGCAATATGATTTACAGATAACTCTTCAAGGCTGACTTTAGGTCTACTTAATTCTTTCTTTCTTTCCTTCTTTATATTCTTTACTTCTTTAGTAGATGTTAGTTGTCTGTTAGTTGTCTGTTGCTTGTCTGTTAGGTTGTCTGTTGATTTGCCTGTTAACGCTACTTCCATTGACTGAAAATCATTATAATTAACAACGGTTAACACCCTATTTTTGGATGTTGGTTTGTCTGTTAGTTCGCCTGTTGATTTTAGCTTAGTTAATGATGTGCGTATTGTTTGCAGTGATAAACCAGTTTCTGATGCAAGCGTAGGTAAACTTGTTAAAAGCTGACCTCGGGCAATAGATATCCCATGCCATTTTTTCGGCTCAAAATTAGCTTTTAATAATATATATGTGAACAGTCGGAAAGTGTTGTGGTCGTCGAACCATTCCCAATCTAATAAACTTCTATGTAATTTAATCCATCCAGTCACAATTCCTCCTTACACGGATACAGCTTTTTAAGAGTGGGGCAGGAGTGCTGTAAGGGTACTCCTTTTGTCGTCAATGCCGCTAAACATTAACCTAGCCCCGATATTGTTTTATTATTATAGGCTATTCAGTGGGCTTTACAAGTGGTTTTCTAGGTGGTTTTCCATCCCATTTTTTAAACTGCCTATACACAGCAGGTCTTTCAATCGCCATCACCTTCATAAACTTCAAGCCAACGTCGTCGGAATAATTACCCTTTAGAGCTATTGCGCCGTCTTCTTGCTCTAAATAAACATACTGATTGCAATTTTCATTGTTTATAGAATCTATTATTTGTTGTTTTAATTCATCAGTCACAATCATTCTCCTTTTGTTGGTTTTTCAAGTGGTTTTACACACCCCAACTTTGCAACGCCTTTTCAATACTTTCTAAAGATGATTTGTGTGGATTCTTAGACTTCAAGCCTAGTATTTGTGATATAGTCCCGCTATTTAGTCCGGTGGATTCAGCAAGTTCATATTTCTTTTTTCCAGCACGAATCAGCCGAACAGAAAACTGCTCTACGCCATGTTTTACAAATTGATTAAGCTCGTGTTTCTTCTTTGTCATTGTGTACGTCCATAAAATAAATGTTGATATCTACGACTTTAAACAAAAGAAAACGGGATTGCAATAGAAATATAATCAGATTTGTGTCGGGGTGTGTAAACTAGGAGAAACACACCCCATAGCAACCACATGAAGGACGAGTTCACAAAGTGCCTACTAAATATTGTATATCGTTTGATCTTTAATGCAATGTACAATAATTAATTGTGTATATAGCTCGAGCAAATCAAAAGAATTGCCGATTAGGCGGTTGACAGGTTATAAAATATACCGTATAAGTTTTAACAGGCAATTAACGCCATAACTTAAAATTAAGGTAATAAAATGATTAGAGCTAAAGTATTTGAATCGCACAAATTCCACATTTCACCGGCAGAATTAAATGCTGCTTATGGTGAACAAGGGCGTTCTTTCCCATCGCAATCAGGTGCGGAATCGCATAAACGAAACTTGCTTAAAGAAGGTAAGAAGTCGTATATCACGCCACTATTCAGCTACAACCCTAAAGATATTTACCTAGACGGCGAAAAAGTCAAATTAGCAGAATGCGCAGAAAAGCAAAAAAAAGGATATCTTGTAACGGTTGTATAAACTATTGAACCTTGGCATGTTTTAAAAAGGCTTTCTTTAATCTTAAACTAGGTATTAAGTATGTCAAATAGTCACACCCCCGCACCTTGGATATTGTGTAAACAAAAACATGGTATGGATGGAGCGCAAACAGCTATAGCTTTTTCAGCACACGATGAAGGCGATAGAAGCCTGTTAATATATTCTGAAAGCGAAAACGTAGCATCAGATTCTGATTCGGATCATGCAAATATGAACCTAATCAAAGCAGCTCCAAAGATGCTGGAAGCTTTAAGGGGGGTTAAGATGCACAAGATCATGTTTGATGATTATGAAGAATTTCATGCAGCTTGTAACGCTGTTCAAAAAGCAATCAATGAAGCAGAAGGTAAATAATGTCAGAATCTATCATAAAAGCAGCAGCAATAACTTTAACAGTGGTTATTATAACAGGCTTAATTGCTGTTCGTTATAGCGATTGTGTCGGGGCTTATTGCCCGGCTTTTTAATCTAATTAATATAGGTGAAATATGAAAAAGTTATTTGTACCAATCGTTATATTTACAGGTCTAGGGCTTATGGCTCTAACTTTCCGAATAGTCTATGAAATATCTTGGTTAATTCCATATTAAATTAATTAAAGGACGGTCATAATAATGGCAAAAAAAACAGTAGAAAAACACTTTAAAGATTTTGATATATATCTTGATTGGATAGGCGCGGAAAAGAAGCCCAAAACTAACCCTTATGAGGCTTTTCGCTTTGTTGCGAATGAAATAGTTTGTGTTATTTATAATAATAAACGGGGTAATTACTCGTATAGCAATGAAGAGGCTCAAAAAGTCTATTATAGTTTTTTGGATAAAAAGCGGATTAATGTTTCTGGGAATGCGCGCAAAAGATTTGATAACCAAATGAAAGAAAATATTATTGTGCGTGATGGGTTATCTTGTTTTTATACAGCGGTAACTTTAAAGCCGGAAAATATGAGCATTGAACATTTAATACCAGTTTCAAAAGGCGGTAAAAACAATCTTGATAACCTTGTTCTTTGCGCTAAAGAAATCAATTTAGAAATGGCGGATAAACCGCTTGTTGAAAAGTTAAAGATTCGAGATCAATTATTAAGCGAGGTAAAAAATGATTAAAAGATTATTAAAGGCAATTACCGTAACGGCTTATCTATTCACCATGTTCTACCTAACTATAATGGGCATATGGTTTATACTCGCATATATAAGCTTTAAGATTGTATTGCTTGCTCTTTTGGTGGCTCTATTCGCAGCTTTAACGGCATTTTTCTACTTAACCCAAGGTAAATAATATGAACGATAAACAAACAATAATTGCAATGCAAAAACAAACTGATTTAAGAGATAAAGTGGCAATAGCTGCAATACAGGGGTTTTTGGCAAATGGAAACGGTCCAAGTAATCCATGGGTTGATGACGGTGATTATATGCCAGTAGTTACAGATGCATTCCAAGTCGCAGACGAATACTTAAAACAAAGAGATAAACCCCTTGAAGCTGGGAGTGCTGAAATGGGTGATAAAGTTTTAATATGGAGTAAAAAAGATAAGGCTTACTGGAAAGATGGCAGTAATGGATATTCTCCTTATTTGTCACACGCTGGACTGTTTGACAGAAAAAAAGCTGCTACTATTTGCCCCCAACTTAATAATATAATTGAACTAGAAGATGCTATTACAACTTTGCAAATTGAATGTAAAATGAAGAAATAACCACATAAAAGGACGTGAAAATGACCACATGGATTAAAGACAAGGACGGCAACAGATGCTCAGTTGAGTATTTCGGAACTAAAGAGAAAGCACAGGCGGCACTAGATAGCCTTGTTGATTGCAAGAACTGCGTTAATTGCATCGATTGCGTCTCTTGCATCGATTGCGTCTCTTGCTGCTCTTCCAGCTCTTGCGTCTCTTGCCGCTATTGCATCTTTTGCAGACATTGTAGCTCTTGTAGATCTTGCATCTATTGCAGATCTTGCAGCTCAGACGTAAATAAAGAAGGAGAAAAGCCAAAAATACCCTCGATAAAGAATATACACAAAGTTGTTTACGCTGCGGCTAATAAGCCAGATGCGCTAGATATGCAGGATTGGCATACATGCAGTACTACGCATTGTCGGGCTGGCTGGGTTGTAACTTTAGCAGGTAAAGAGGGTTTGGAGTTAGAAGAATACTTTAATACAGCTCTTGCAGCACAATTAATTTATCGAGAATCGGGGTATCGAATAAACCCTGCAAAATTTTACGGTAGTAACGAGGATGCGATGGCAGATATGAAGAAACTAGCCGAAAAGAAATAACCACATAAAAAGGACGTGAAAAATGTGTGAATTAATCCAAGAAAAAAAACCAACAGAAGAAAATTCATCTACGCCATACAAAGAAGGTTTATATTTTAATATGCCTGAAGCCGAATATTTTAAGATTCCTTATTTCAGCAGATCAGGAGCCGATAAGCTGCTTTTTAGCGTTGAACAATTCTGGGAAGATTCCGCTATGAATCCGAACTGCAAGCCGCAAAAAACAACACCGGCGATGGAGCTAGGAACAGCAATCCATAGTATGTTACTAGAGCCGATTAAGTTTAAATCTTTATACGCACAACCCCCCACTCCTTCTGATTATCATGGAAAGGAAATATTAGAAACATCTAAAGATATAAAAGCATTTCTTACTTTAGTTGGAGAAAATATAACGGGCAAAAAAGAAGATTTAATAGAAAGGGCATTAGGATATCTTAACCCAAAGACACACATTATCTGGGATGAAGTCATAAATGATTTTAATTATGACGTTGAAAAGACGGGTAAACGAATTTTATCAAGTGGAGATGTTGAAATTTTAGAGGGAATAAAAACATCTCTAAAAAGAAAAAAACGCATTCCAACTATCTTGGAAAACTCAATGTCTGAAGTTGTGATTATATGGAAAGATGAAGAAACTGGCATCATGTGCAAGTGCATGATTGACGCTGTGCGACCTGAGGCAATAGGTGAAGTTAAGTCTTTTTCTGTTCAAGACTACAACTTGCCGTTAGAGCGTACCATGCTAAATGATATTCGGTATAGAAAATACAATCATCAATTTTATGTTTACAGCCAAGCCTTAAAAACCATCATCAAAAAAATAAACGCTGGAAAAGCAAAAGTTTTTGGTGAGGTTGATAATGCTTGGTTAAAAGAGTTTCTTAAAAACTCAAACAAACAATTCTTCATTATGTTTTTCAGAACACAAGCGCCCTATCAATGCAAAACCTACGAGCTAGAAAAATCCTGTGTGCCTGATGCAACTTCAAATGCCTATTTTGAGCAAGGAGAGCTTCTTTGGAGAACTGCTATAACCAAATTGCAAGCTTGTTATGAGAGGTTCGGAACATCTAGGTGGATTGATGAAGACGAAGTTACTATTTTAGCTGATGAGCATATTCCTAATATTATCTATCAAACAGTGGATATTTAAGCTTTATAACAACATTTCTTTTGATAAAGGTTGACTATCTTTCTATTCTCAACTACAAGTAACTAACACAATCAAAAAGGACGGTTTAAACATGTGGAATGCAGATACAGATAATTCAGGAGGCTTTGAAGCAAAAACTTTAGATGATCTTTCATGGACTATTGCCAATCATTACGCTGAAAATATGCAAGATTTACCTTCTATAAACCTTGTTTATTATGAAAATGCACATAGTGCTAGATCAACTTTATCTACTATTGGAATTGTAGAGTTTACAGAATCATGTGAAGTTGATTTTCAGAATGAAATTGAAGAAATTCAAGCAGAAGATAACCATAGGGATCAAGTAAGATCTGATTACCTTGCCAATTTATTATAATTTAAACTAGGAAAACGAAAATGACTAAAAATACAGAAGTAATTTTATATGAAGAAAAAGATGCAAATGCAGTCACCCTTTTTAATGGCGATGGTTTAGATCCGTTCATTGAAAACATTAGGAAAGTTGCAGAAGAATTTGAAGCTGATGTAACTACTGAAAAAGGGCGCAAAGCTATAAGTTCCCTTGCTTACAAAGTCAGCAATGCAAAAAGCCTAGTTGAAAGACTAAGACTTGAAGAAAATGAAAGCCACCAAGCGCAAATTAATAAAAACAACGCAAAAGGCAAAAAGGCAAAGAATGCCCTGCAAGAAATTCAAGATAACGTTAAACAGCCTCTTACCGATTGGAACGCTAGGATTAAGGGGCATCAAGACGCTATTGCAGCCATCCAGCAAACATCTTTATCAATTCAATCACGATGGGATATCATTGATACTGTAGAAATTGATAATTTTACATTGCAATTAAAGAGTGATGATAGGGATTGGCAAGAATTTTCTTTTAAAGCGGAGGGTGTAAAGAAGCAAGCTATTGAAGCTATTGAATCCACCATTGCCAAGCGCAAAAAGCAAGCTGATGATAAATTAGAATTTGAACGTTTGCAAAAAGCCGAATCCGACAGATTACAAAAAGAACGTGATGATGCTATTGCTTTAAAAGCTGCTGAAGCTGCAAAACAAGAGGCAGAAGCGCAAGCGGAACAAGAGCGCATAGCAGAGGCGGCAAAAGCAGAAGCGGCACGTTCTGAAGCCGCCGCTGTACTTTTAAAGGCTCAACAGGATAAGGACAAAGCAGAATCAGAAAGAAAAGCTGCTGTGATAGCCGCTGAAGAAGCTAAAAAACAAGCCATTGTTGATAAGGCTCTTGCTATTAAACAAGCTGCTGAAGCTGCGGAAGCCCTTGTAAAACAGAAAGCCCTTGCTGATGAACAAGCAGAGGCTGCTAAACAACTGGCTATCGAAACAAAGGCTATTAATGCAGCCGCTGTAATTGCCGCTGAAAAAAAGGCTGCTGACCAAAGGGAGGTCGATAGATTAAAAGTTGTTGCTGATTTGCAAAAGCAAGCTGATGATAAAAGGGCTGCGGATTTGGCTGTAATAGCAAAACGTGAAGCCGATGAAGAACATAAAAAGAATGTGATTCTTGAAGCTGAAAACGCTCTTGTGGCGGTTGAGGGGTTTTCGCATAGATTAGCGTCGGGAGTAATTGAAGCTATTGTTAGTGGTAAAATTCCACATGTGAGTTTTAACTATTAACTTTATGGGGGTGTGTCGTAGGTGGTTATTTAACGTAGGTATAGCCGCACACTTCCCATTATATAATAATCAATAATAGGTTTTAAGATGCACGTGCCAACGCCAGAACTACCAAGCCGTAACAGTAAATATATAGAAAAACAGAATCCAAAGCCTTTTTATACCCACGAAATAAAAGAAGGGCGGGAGGTTATAGGATATTTGCAACTAGTGGAATATTTCAGAAAGGGATCTATTCCACATCTTGAATATAAGCTTAATGAAGAATGCTGGAATAAAGGCGTTATGAGTAAAGAGCTACCTAAATATTTAAAGATGATTGCTAGAGATGGTTATAATAAAATGCTTGCCCTTGTAACCCCTGATAATGTTGCAAGCAAGCGACTATTAGATAAAAATGGATTTGTTTTTGTTGCAGATATTGGAGGAAAGCAAAGCTATATAATTGATTTAAACCACACTAAACAAGATATAGAATTTGTAACAAATGTTATGGCTTGGCACTCTGAAAACCGTAGACGATTTGAAGAAAGACATGGTAAATAAAAAACCGCCCACAAAAGAAGAATCTGAATACATGGGAAAGGTAGCTGATTTGGGTTGTTATATTGGCAATCACTACCCGGAACACAAAAAAGATTGTTCTTATAAAATAGAAGTTCACCACAAAACAGGGTGCGGCATGGCACTAAGGGCAAGCCATTATTTGACAATAGGTTTGTGTGTTAACCACCATTCAGCGCAAACACCATTGCCTTTTGGATATGCAGTTCACAAAGGAACCAAGTCTTTTGAAGCTCTATATACCACACAAGATAATATGATTGAATGGACTAAACAACAAATTAAGAGGATCGTATGACAGAAAAAACTACTGGTGAAAAAATCAGAATAAGAGCCGTTATGCTTTGTAAAAACGTGAAGTTTCAGGAGTTTTGCTATACCAAAAAGATTACGTTTCAAGTAGACCCTAAAAACCCATATACCGAAGAACTAGCGAAATTTGTTATATGTAATACTTGCAAAATATATTCACGCTCGGAACTTGCAACCTCGCAAATTGCACAAGATAAATTCAAATTACTATATAAAGAATATCAAAACTGGGAAAACCCAGTAGAAAAACAATATGCCGATATCTTGAGCAGGAATTAAATGGATATAGAAGAACTAGAATACGAATACAAGGAGCGTGTCTCAAGAATGACTGTTGACGGTGGCGAAGATGATGAGGTTTCAAAGCGTAAAGTTCGGGAGCAAATCGTGCCACTTATGCTAAAAATAATGAAGCATAGCGAGGTAACAAAAACATTGAGCAAGTGGAATAGCGAGCTTGTGCCTATGGATATTATAAACAAACAAGAATAGCGAAAGTGCTATCGGGGGAGGGCGTTCTTAACTGACACTTGAGTTATAGCCGTTTTGGTTTATTGCCCTCCCTTGTAAAAATTTAATACCATAAGTTATAAATTAAAGCTTGCTTTTATAATCTATAGTGGTAATAATAGTGTATTAACAAAAAAGGACGGGTTTTAAGTTATGGCGTATGAAATAGCAAAAAGGGAAGCTGTACCCTTATTAATATCACTATCAGGAAAATCAGGAACCGGTAAAACGTACAGTGCATTACAGATTGCTGGTGGTATTGCTGAGGGCGTTGATGGTGGCAAGGTGGCTTTTATAGACACAGAAGCCGGACGTGGTAGCATGTATGCAGATGATCCAGATATAATATCTGCTATGCCTAATGGACAATATTACAGGCAAGCTTTAACTGAACCGTTTACGCCTCTAAGATATGTTCTTGCAATTCAAGAGGCGATCAAAGAAAAAATGACTGTTTTAATTATTGATTCAGCCTCGCATGAATGGGAAGGTTCCGGCGGTTGTCAGGATATAGCCGAAAATAATAAATTGCGTGGAATGCCTAACTGGGCAATGGCTAAAATGGCACATAAGAAATTGATCAATCTTTTAACACAATGCCCCATGCACATTATCTTTTGCCTAAGAGCAAGAGAAAAAAGCAAGCCTATAAAAAATCCCGAAACAGGTAAAACCGAAGTTGTTGATTGTGGTACACAGCCAATTCAAGAAAAAAACTTTATGTATGAAATGACTTTATCAATGATGATGGATGAAAATGTTGCGGGAAAACCAATTATAACAAAATGCCCTAAACCACTAAGGCATCTTTTCAATGGTGAACAAGCTCTTATTACTAAAGATATAGGTGTAAAGCTTCGTGAATGGTCTGAAAGTGGTGAAGCGGTTGATATGAGACTAAGAAACTTAATGAGGGAATGCAAAGATGTTGCCCTTACAGGCTCTGTTGCCCTTGATGGTTTTATGAGATCTTTACAATTAAATGATAAAGCCATTATAGGAAAACTAAGCACAAAAGATTTTCAGGCAGAAGTTCGTTCACTAGCAGCTGAAGCTGATCTTATGATTGAAACCACAACTGAAGATGATAAACCAAAACCACTTTTTAACACTTAATATAGGTATAACATGGCAAAAGGACATAATTCAGGCGCATTTTATGGCGGTCTATCTGCTGAACATTTAAAGCAGTTTATAGAACGCCTAGAACGCTTGCAAGAAGAAAAAAGCAACGTAACCAATGACATCAACGAGGTTCTAGCAGAATCAAAAGGTGCTGGATTTGATGTTAAAACGCTTCGTGAAATATTAAAGATACGAAAAATTGAAGCAAGCGATTTAGAAGCACGAGAATATCTTTTATATACATATAAAAAAGCGTTGGGAATGTCACCAGATTTATTTGATGAAGATGATAATCCGGCAATCAAAGAAAATAAATCAGAAACTAAAAAGGCTTAAAAATGGCAAAGTTTAATATTGATGTAGAATACTACGCAAAGTATAAAAAGAGCCTTACAATATACGCTGATAGTGATGATGAAGCTGAACAAAAGGCTTTGGAATTAGTTACCAGTTGGAATAATGTAACTGAAGATATAGATCCAGAAGTTGTAAGCATAGCCGAGGAATAATAAAGAACGCCTGAAGGCGGGGGGTGGTTTAATACCTTTCCCCCCCCAACAAACCATTAGTCATAAGGGAAAATCAAATGGCAAGTAAATCAACAGAAAAAGATATATTGTTTGGTGAAAAAGTAAGAGCCATCAGGAAAAAGGCTGGCAAAAGCAGAAGGCAAGTTTCTGAAGTTTTAAATGTGACATCACAGCAGCTTTGCAAATATGAGACCGGTGAAAACCGTATTTCATCTGGAAAATTGGTTGAGCTTGCAAACGCTCTTGACATTGATTTTCTTGAAATAATACCTGAAGAATTTCTTGATCTTCATAAGATTGATAATGATGCTCTGTGTTTATGGAAAAGGTTATCACCAGAAAATAAAATTCTAGTGATAAATGTAATCCGTGAAATGGTTAAATAGATGGATGATCAAGTAGAGATTCTAAAGAATAGCCTGAGTAAGCTTTAAAAGGCTCAATTTTTTAATAATAAACTAGGAGTTTATAAAATGTTTGCACTAATTATGATTACATTAATTTCTTTTGGAGCTGTTACTTCCGCACACTGTCAAATTGAAGGTGTTGCACCGGATAAGTGCTTTACGAAGGAAAACATAAGCGTGGTTAATGAGTACCCCAGCAGCCGCGGCAGAAGATAAGGCTTCGGTCTTTGGGTGTAGGTTTCTTATCCATCCCTACACCCTAAACTTTTAAAACTAATAGGAAAAAAGGAAAATGTTTTCTGGAATTTTACCTCTTTTAATTGCAACTGGCGTTTTAAACAAAGAGCAAAGAATATTTAAAAGCCGCCATAAACAAGCTATAAAAATTTGTTTAAATTATGGGAAATCGCACGATCATAACAACTCTTTTTGTTCTGCTTTCTGCTGCAAAAAATTTAAGGAATTAAAATAAGATGGAAATTATACACACCCGCCCACCTAATTTTGATGAAATTCTTGCAGTTTTCCCAAAAGCTATAAGCAAGGATATTGTGTTTGCTTACAATGGTAAAATATACGTTCCATCAAAAAAGCCTTTATCTCAGGCAATCATAGAGCATGAAAAAACACATCTTATCAGGCAAGGTAAAACCAAAGAAGATGCTGATCGGTGGTGGTATAACTATCTTAATGATATAAGCTTTCGATATTATGAAGAACTGCTAGCTCATGCAGCCGAATATAAAGCAATGGCAACGGGCGGAACACGGGAATACCGAAGATCAGCCTTAAAAGAAACTTCTAAAAAATTATCCGCCCCACTTTATAACAATATGGTTTCGCAAAAAATAGCCGCGTTGCAAATAAAGGATGTGTTACGCCGTGTATAAAAAAGACTTACATAGAATAGAAGATTCCATTATTCCATTCATTTTAGAAGGCTTGCTTTTCGCTCAAATAAAGCAACGCCCACAAAATGAAAAGCTTTATGCAGATGCTTTAAATATTCTTAGAAAAGGATATATACAAGATCTTAATTCAAGGCAGCTTTTGAGAAGGGCAGAACGGATAGAAAAGAAAGTAGTGAAATATTGGAGCGATAACGATTATATAATTAGAAAATCAATTATGGTTTTAAGCTATCTAGCAGCGGCTTTAAATGCTAGTGAGGCTTTAATTTTGCAACCAGAAACACAGCAGCTATTTAAAGAAATAAATGAAATTATTACTGATGCTTATGGCGATGAAGATATTTTAAAACAAGATAAAAGTGCTGCAAAGCAAATGCCTAAGATTTTAGATATATTGCAAGCTGAGGGATTGTATTAACATGAAAAACTTTTTAAAATTACTTATTGCCGATTAGCATTAAGGCACTAATCAAAACACAATCAAATAGCTAAGGTGCTGTTATATCATGCAAAATAACATGTCAGCGAAATCAATATCGTGAACAAATCATAAAAGAAACGCATTGCTCTAAAGCACTTTTTCCCCGTTACAACAATGTAATATTAACGGCTTGAAAACTGCAAGTTTTGTACGGGCGCATGATAACAAGGGGCATCCGTCCACTCCCAGCGCAGCTTTTTTGTAACATCAAATTGATTCTACTAATTCTTACTTTCTATGATTTCAACAACTAACTTGCCATATGCCACAACAGCAGTATGTGCATATTCAGCACGTATTCGTGGCATATCATCTTCTATACAGATAAGATAAAACATATCATCACCCTTGCGCCTATAAGATAGTGGTAGGATGCTATTTAAGACGTTTGTACATACCCAATCGTGAAATAATGAGGCACGCATAATAGAAGGTGTATCTATTGCCCCTGTTGCACCATCCCACCAAAACCCTGCGAATAATGTTAACATACCATCAGGGTTTAAGTGTCCAAACTTGGTACGGATATCTTGGTCAAATATACTAGTTTGATAAGATTGATTCTGCAAAAGCCTGTATGACCTAAAACCCACCTGCTCATAATCTTTATCTTTTATCAATCTTGCCATAATTAACTCGTAATTAAAAGTTGGAAGGAACTAGGATAACCCAGTACGTTTTTCATATTTCTAAATGCACTCCGACTTTGATGCACTGCTTTTGCAGGCTTTCCGTTTTGATGTATATATCCGCCAGACATACCCACCAAAATGCAACCCTTAGTATCAGATGCCCAATTGCCTATATGGAATAATATATCCGTCCTATCTTCTACATTTTCTACTTTCCAAACGTTCTTATGCGTTGGCGATTCGTGCGTAATAACAGAATACACACCCTCTGGTATGCAGCTTATTTTTTTCTGATTACCCAAATTAGGCAACTCTAAAGTGTGCCAAATCGGATTGTCTTCATCTAAAATAGACAAAGTGCCGATTGTCGCATCATTGAAATAAGTTCTTTTTAGTATTAACTCCATTCATTCACTCCTATCTCGACTGTTTTCTAGCCTTGCAATCCGTTTTTCATTGTAATATATCTTAGTCTCATTCTCTCTTAAACCAATAAGTAAATCTTGGACAACTACATTTTGATGGTTTAATGCGTTAGCAACCTCTTTTACATCGGTGCGCATATCATTGACAAAGAAAGTACATAGCGATGCTATGATAGCAATCGACCATTGAAATAATGTTTGCCATATATTTTTCATAGAATTTCATTCATTATTCGACGAACCCCTGTTCATTTATTCTTACATCCAAATGGTATTCTTTTTTATAATCTAACCCACTATTGATAACCTGAACAATTCCTTTGTAAAATCCCGCTATTATTCCCGCCGTATCAGCCGGTAACAAAGTTGAACGGAATGTATTTGTAACCTCGGTTAGTGTTTTTGTTACCAATGGCGTGGATCCAAGGGATGCCACAATACTAAATGTGCCGGTGTACCCAGCCGCTATTAATCCCGTAACTTGAGCGCCATTCGATAAAACTTTAACTTGTATCGTATCGCTAGAATCACCTTGAAAAATTGCTAGTTTGTTCACTTTTGCCACGCTTATTTTGTTGATACTATCAGTTCTAATTCTTTTACTATGCTAATGTTTAAACTGTTATTTAGCAAGGTTATTTGCAACTGGAGATCAAGCGTATCTAAAGTTATGATGCCTGTTGAGTCACTTATTCCTATTACGGTTGACAATCCTGTAGAGCTTGCCAAGGATTTAAACTTAGATCTTCCAACCGCTGCGACTGTTGATAACCCAACCGCTGCGGCTGTTGCAGCGAATTTGCTTGAACCTATTCCACTTACCGCCGATGCACCAGTTGAAGCACCAACCGACTTGATAGCAGCCGTACCAACTCCGCTTGACGTGCTTGATCCTGATGAACTTGCTACACCTAAGAATTTTGACACCCCTATTGCGGAAGTTGTTGAAGTTCCGTTACTTGCTGCAACAGCATGGAAGTCAGCACCCCCAACACCTAAAGTTGTAGAACTTCCTGCTGCGTTTGCAACCGATCCACTAACAAATGAAACACCTGTGACCGTGGAAGTGCCGCTCGTGACCGCCACGGCTTTAAACGCACTTGCTCCAACTGCAAGAGCTTCTGACGTGCCTACTGAGCTTGCTACCGCTTCCGTTCCTGCTGTTGTGGAATCACCTGTTGCTGCTGCGGAGCTTTCCCCAGTTGACGATGCAATCGCTGCAAACTTACTAGCACCAGTAGCGGTTGAGGTTGATGTTCCTGTTGACGATGCTAGTGCTGCAAACTCGCTTGAACCTGTTGCGGCTGTCGTTGAATCTCCTTCTGAAGTTGCAACTCCGGAGAAAACACTTTCACCTACCCCCAACGCCGAGGATGTACCACTTGTTGCACCAACCGCTGAGATAGTCGCCTGTCCCGCCGCCACTGCTTCTGATGTTCCAGTAGAGCTTGCAACGGCTTTAAACTGGCTTGAACCTACTGATACGGATGTGCTTGTTCCTGTTGCCGATGCTACTGCCTCGGAGCCACCACCACCCGCAGGCGTTGCAAATATTGAGGTTCCAGACACCTTAATATTTGCATTTTGCCCCGAACACTTATAATTAACTAAATCGTTTGCGCTTATTGAATCTGTGTTACTTGTGTCTTGTAAAACCCCTGTGACACCCGAACCATAAGCTACCGATTGATTACCATCTACACCGTTAATCCTAAGCTGCCAAGTAGTCGTAGAGGTGCTTGAATTCGAAGCTACGTTTACAGACAAGTTGTTCAAGTCTAGTGCGATAGGTACTAAATGGTCTGTGTCGCTTTCAGAGCTAAAGTTGTCGCAATCCCCCCAAAACTGAGAATAAGCTGTGGAGCTAGTTGTAAAGCCACCACTTCCTGCTGAGGATATGGGAAAACCGCTACCATCCGTAGTCTGCATTACACCCATGCGAACAATGGTAAAGTTTCCAGTTCCAGTGCCACGCTCAAACTTTAGGTTAAACGTATTTCCTGCGCTTACCGAGTCAGTGTTACTAGTATCCTCTAACAAGCCTGTCACGCCTGAGCCAAAACTTACTGATTGATTGCCATCGCTTCCGTTATTGCGAACCGTAAAAACGCTGGCTGTACTTCTACCGTTATCTCTAACATATACCTGTAAATTTGATAACGTTGTCGCTACTGGTGCAACGCAATGCTCATTTACTTCTGTACTGGTTAAAAAAGTCTCCCCTAATGGCGATGCGTAGCGGGTTAAAGAACCTGTGCCACCGAAACCTATATCCCTAGTAGTACAAACCTGCCGAGCTGAACCACTATCAGTATCATACACAACCGATATGTTTTGACATGTGATAGATTGTGTTCCTGTGCCCGTCGCAAACTCAACCCCTAACGTATCACCGTCTGCAAAATCAGCCGAACCCGTGTCTGACAAGTTACCTGTAACACCAGACCCGATAGAAATAATCAAATCGGTGTCAGTAGAGTTTTTACGCAGCGTCAATACGGTTGTTGTCGTCCGAGAATTGGACGTTAATGTGGTATATATTGCTGTGGCTGTACCTGCTGCCCGTACAGTAGTTGCTGTATACGCCTCAGTGCCAGTTAAGTTGGGATTACCAAGGTCTCCGGCATTGTCGCCCAAACCAGCAAAAACACTTGAGGATGCTTGACTAAGAAAGTCACGCCCCGCTGTTAAAATCATTTCAGCCATAATTAGCCTTTAAACTTTTTATTTTCTGTGGCAATAGCCTCAAATTTAGCTTTCTTTTTGGAATCTAAATCACCTTTAAATTTTACAACTAATTCAAGGTTCTCATCTATGGTAAAATCTGCATCATCGTTGGTGTTATCTTTACCCTCAAGTTCGGGATTTTCCGCACGTAGCAAAGGTCTTATCTTTTGCTCCTTTTGAATCCCAGCCTTTTGGATTTTATTATTTAACGATTGGGCTTCTTTGCCTGTAAAAACCTCACCTGTTTTACTGTTGATAACTTTCTTGCAAACATTCCAAGAATAACCGCCTGACTCAGTAGTACCACTAATGTGAAGTGTCAAATGTTTTGCAAAGTCTGGTGTCCAAGAGATAGACATGTTTTAACTCCTTTTAATCTTTTTAAACAAAAACGGCATGAAGTTCCCCCCATGCCGCCAAACAACTTCGGAGAAAGTTATTTTATAATTCTATTATTGCGGATGCAGTTGTTAATATCGGTGTTACACCACTTGAAACAACTATGTTCGGTGTAACAGTTCCCGAATACTTCATATCATCGCTAACCCCACTGCCTACGCTAAAATGTGTAATTGTTTCGCTACCGCCCGTTGCGGCTGCGAACTCAATATTAGCTGCTGGCGAAACACTGTTGTCTGTTACTGTCCAACCACCTGAAGTCCTTGCAATAGTTTTACGAACATAACTTGTGTAAGTCGCCTCGTTAGTTGACATATCGCCAGCTTCGCCGGGATCAGATGTGTGCAACGCAACAGTTATTGTTGTGGCGGGTGATGTTGTATCGTTTTCCGCTATGTCAGCTATTGCAATAGCATTAAATATTAAAAGAAGAAGTGAGTTCTCGAAAGCGTTTGATTTAGACATGATATTACCTTTTTTTAAATTGCATATTATAGTAACAAAAAATTATTAATTAGTAAATTCTATTTTATAGCTAAGTATTGTATCGTTCCGGTGGACATTGAGCCAGTTAAGCTTGTTACTGTTAATCTAATTCTATTTATGTTGGTCTTTCTAGTGCTGCACGAAGTATCACATAGCCTTACCAAACAAATACTCTTACTTCACCCCGACCACCAGCACCACCAGCACCACCTACACCAGCACCACCGCCACCAGAAGGTGCTGAACCAGCTCCACCAGCTCCACCGTTTGCCCCTCCATTTCCTCCAAAAGTAGATACGCCACCAGCTAAGGGATTTGCACCGCCACCAGTACCACCACCGCCACCATAAACAGAGCCACCGCCAGCAGATGCCAGAGATGAACTAGTTAACCCGCCACCACTACCACCGCCCAGCATAACACCAGAAAAGCCTACTTCAGCAGATCCTGCCTTTGCACCTGTACCTTCCATATATTCAACACCATCAGACATATCATTAAATTGAGATCCAGCAGCTGATGTAGATTGAACCCCGCCACCAGCAACGCCAGCAATAATAGCATTCGGAGCTGTGTAATTACCTCCGACACCTCCGTATGACGTTACATGTGATCCGACAGAAGAAATTCCTCCATTTCCACCCTTTGCACCAGTTGAACCGCCTGCTCCACCAGCCCCGACTGTTACCGCTTCGGTTGATCCCAAAGATGACAAGAGAACCGTCATTTCTTTATATGACCCACCACCACCGCCAGTTGCGCCAAACCCAGTAGAACCAGAACCGCCACCGCCACCGCCCCACACCTGAATCTTTGCAAATGTTCCGCTGGCTGGCTTTGTCCACGTTCCAGATGCTGTAAAAGTTTGGGAATTATTTTGCACTCCCAAAGTGTCCCGCATTGCTGATGCACTAGAATCATCTAGCAAGGTTCTTGCAAAGCTTGTAAGAGTTGTTAATGCACCAGCGATAGCACTTGTAAAATAAAACAATTTATCAGATGCTGGTGTCAATCCATCTTGCGCCCTTATATTACTTATGCCTTGTTCTGACATATTAAGAACATTTTCAGCATAGTAATTAAATAGTGTTGTTGCTTCAAAGTCACTTGAACCATCGTTAAAAATATAACCGATTGCCCTCCAACTGTTATACGGATGATACCAGCCTTTTAATGTACCTCGTAGGTCATAAGGTTTTTTATCACTTAAAACCGCTTTTCCTGTTTCTGTAATGTAAGCAAAATACGTTGTAGACGCTCCTTCAGATACACCAGTTTCAAGATCTGTTGCAATATCCCATTCTAATTTACTGCTTCTAGAATTTACTGCAATTCCGTAAACACTTATATCAAAGTCAAAATCCTTTGCGGCTAAAACGGTTGTGCTTATGTATTTTGACGATATAGGATTATCAGAATTGAACACTTTATTTAGATCAAAAGATCGTGAAGCTATACAATTTGTTTCATCAACAACTGCTATTCCTATAGGTATTCTATTTACTTCCGCAAATGCCGAGCCTCCATAACGCTTCCACTTTCCAGCCACCAGATCGAACCAATAATCACCAGTTGCAGGGGAAGAAGGTTCTGTTACTGAATAAATAGGCGAAGTGTATGTTACATCTACTGTAAGGCTATCATCTTCAACAAACACCCAGCCACCACTCATAATTGTCAGAGTATCATTATTTGTTAGTGCTACACGTTCAATAGGCGCACCAGAGCTATTTAAGAAATATCCCCTATATACATTTGATAGCTCGGTTGCTGATTCAATGTAAGCAAGTAAATATTCAGTTGAGGTTTTGAAAACTGCATATTGTCCAACACGATTAGATATTTCAGTTCCAACAGTGTCAATTGTAATTATAGTACCATCTTCACCCTGCCATTTACTAGATTCTTGCCCTGTAAGAGCTGTATCATCAACTAATGCTGTATTATTTGAAGATGGTGCAACTGTAAGGCTTGTTTCTGCAAGGTCTGCTGCAATTGTGGTGCTTGTTCCATCTATATTTAAAACTAAGCTTGTCGAAGCTCCTTCAACTGTTACGGTTGCTGCTGATCCGGCAGCACGTAAGAAATCAGGTCTTATGCTGGTGCTTACTGTTTGTCCAGATAAAATAGCATTTTCTGCGCCAGTTAAATTTCCTAAATCCACTGTAGAACCGCCTATAACTAGGCTAGTTGCGTATAAAGCTCCCCACGGCGTAACGGCACTACCTATATCTTGACCAGAAGCCACAACACCGGTTGAGGGATTGCGCCCGACTACGGCACCGATTAATGCACTTCTGAAATCATTATACCAACTTTCATCTTGGACATCACCGGAACTTTTAACCGCTGAAATATTTGTTGTTCCCATTATACTATGCCTCTCTTAATCGTAGTGCGGTTAAAAATGTTTTTGTTTCGTATTCAATGCCAACCACTTTCCATACTACATTAGGTGATATTTTTACGCCACCTACAATATATGGCGTTTTCTCACTTCCCGCAATACTTGAGCCTGCTAACGGTATTTTATTTGTTTTGTATTGTTTATGGCGTTTACGATAATCAACCGAAACCGGATCTAGAATATTCGTTCCAGTGGAAATATCAGTTGTAATGTAAACCTTTAGTTCTGCTTTCGGAACTTTGAATTGTGCAAGGTAATAATCCGCTATAGCTGTTGCTGTAAGGGTGTTTGTAATAAATTCAAATGTGTATGTTTTTAAACCGATTCCATATCGTTCAACAAAAGTTTCATCAGTTGATGTTATATCGTTAACCGTTATAGTGTTAAAAGTTCGTTGCAACCCATTGTTATAGTTTATGATTCTTGTTATATTATCTCTTTGCAAAGAATCGCCAGCGCCAAACAACTCCAAGCTTGCCCCACCTGAAACCGATCTATCTGAAACGACCATATCACCAGAGTCGTCGATATAAAAAACACTACCCGATGCGTTTAAGAGTTGCTCTAAAACGGTTCGAGAATCCTTTTGTGAAAACGCCGCTGAATCGTCAATTGTTCCATCGTAGCCAACTGTGACTTTTGCGGCATCGTAACCCAGAAGTGCCGTTATTTTCGGGCGGTTTAAAACAGCCTTAATAGCAGCAGAAAAAGTTATTCCATCATTGATTAAACCACCAATAACTTTAACTTTCCGAAATATAGAATCTTGCGATAATACCCGAAGTTTTACAGTATCCTTTTCAAAATCCTGAAGCGTTGCTTCATCATTTATCAAGCCATTATAAATCACGCTAACAACACCAGCATCATTAGTGTACTTGACCTGTATCTTTGCCCTATCTCTGGTAAAATAAAACATACTTGAAGAATCTGTTTCATCATTAAACCGACCATCATAATTAGTTAGTGTCAGGCTTAAATCCGCATAGGTATATATGCCTATATCATACGATCCAGAATCAACCGATTGTTTTATTTTATTAAACTTTCTAACAATTACAAAATCAGAAATATCTACTTGATCACCATAAGTAGTGTTTGTTTGTAGTGGTGTTACTAAAATTGTATAAAACGCAATACTCATTAATTACACTTCCTCAGCAAATTTTATACTTGTTATCGGAGAACCAATATAGCTATTATTTCTCCAAGTGGTTTTGATGTCGTTATAAGTTTGCACCTGATATAAATCTTTCAAACGCCAGTTTTTAAAGTCCACAGAAAAATTATCTGTTCCATATTTTCCACCACAAAGCCAAATTAAAAAAGGATCTTGGCTTTCATACATCGACTCAATTATATTAATATCACCTTGCTCAGTATGCTGAAGTTTGAGTTGAGCTTGAAAGGTTTCAAAATTCTTTTGCGTTATATATTTGCCTGTAAGGACTTGTGACCTTTTTTCATTGGCATCAGTTGCGGGTTTAACGTCAACAAATCCTTCAAAAGTTCCTATTTCATCAGTTGTAACAAATATTGTTATATATTTTTGAGCGTCAACACTTTGTGTTTTTGTGGCTGTTATATTTATTTGCGTTGTCGTGACAGAATCAAATTCATAATAAGAAGTATTCTCAGCAAAGACCGTTTCAACAATGCCAGATTTACTACCATCAACACCAACCACATTCGCAAAAGAAGAAGCCCCTGCTCCATATGTGATAGCAAAATCTTTCAGGTTATGATCGACAATGAAAATTCTACTTATTGTGGCGCTTGCAAATGTAATAGCGATGGTTTCAGCAGTCGTATCATCAGAGCCTACCGAGTCCCACCTTGTAAACCGATTCATAGATAGTATGTTATCAATAGAGCCATCCGCCGAAGAAGCCGTTGCATTACCACCGTCTTTAAATAAACTTGAACTTTTTTCAAGAACTTTTATACCGCCTGAAATTGTCATTTTATCCCCTATCCGTCCCTAGTGTTGTATTTTCAAGTTGTCTAGCCGTGATAAATTCAGCAGCATCATCAGTAAAGCTTATTTCAATTCTTGCGACAGATCCACCACCTTCAGATTCATCTTCTTTTACAAATCCCCTTTGTCGTGCCGTTCCTTCAACCACCTGTTCAAAGTTCTTGCGAGGTGCTACTATTTCACCATCTGCAAGCAATGCCCTGTGTCTATCTCCTGACCTTGATGCGCCACTTGCGCCAACCATCCCGCCCTTTTCAAGTCCGATTGCACTAGATGCAATTGCTGCAATCTGTATACCACCGGCAACAGCTGCTGCTGCTGCTAGGGCTGCATTAAATGGTGGTGGTGCTGAAGCAAGTGCTATTGATATTGCTTTTGCTGTGTTTATAGTAGCAGAAGCAAATGCACTTGCTTTATCTATCAAGAACAAAGCTTTCTGTGCTGATGAACCCTCTTTTACAAGTCCCTTTCCTAAAGAAACTGCTGAATTTAATGTATCTTGTGCGAATGACTTTTTAAATTCCAGCCTTGATTTTTCATCTTCTCTTTCTGCCTTTGCCACATCATCAAGATGTTTAAACGTGGTTTTTTCTTTTTCAGTGAAACCTTTTGTTAAAAGGTTTTTCTTGTCCAGAATCTGTTTCTTTAGATTTACAATTTCAGCTTTATTAAACTTTTTAGTTTGGGCTTCTAGTAACAATAACTCTAATGATTTTAAAGCATCAACAGCTGCTGCTGCAGAAATATTTTGCTCTTGAAGCCTAGCCTTTGTTTCTCCTTCCGCTATAATTTTATTTTCATCTGCAACACGTTTTCTATCCGCTTCTGCTTGTGCTGCTATGGTTCTTGCTTCTAATGCAGCGGCAGATTCTGCTTCAATCTTTTCACGCATTTTTTCAGCATCAATTTCATCATAAATTTCTGCAAAACTTTGACCAACTGCATTATTATTTTCAATCAATTCTTGATTTGCATCTTTTAATGAACTTATATTTGCCTTCATTGATTCGACTAGTGCGGCAAATTTGCCTGTTGGAATCGCCTCTAGGGCTGCAACACTTAATTCTTTCATTGAGATTAAAAGGCTGTTTGTTGCTATTTCCGCATTATTAAACCCTATAATTATTTGACTTACTAACAACCTAAACCCAGCCTGAATAGCGGTTGCTGAAGCACTCAAAGCATCAAAGTTTGTTATTATTGCAGCGGTTGCAGCCGTGATTGCTACAAATCCAATCACAACAGGAGCCGCCGCTATTCCGATTGCTGTTAAAGCCGCTGTTATTCCGATAAATGCAGCACCACCCGCTGCTATAACCGCAATTAACCCTGTCATTGCCGTAACAATTCCTAATATGGTTGCAGCGGTTTTTTTAGTGCTTTCATCAAGATCAAGGAATTTTTCTATAAACTCCCTTGTGCTTTTAATGGCATTTTTTACCGTAGGAGTAAAGAAGCCGCCTATTTGAGTTGAAATAACCCCAATAGTATTTGATAACTTCTTTGTTTCGTTATCTAAAGTTTTAGATTGCGCGGCAAACTCTTTTTCTAATGCCGTTGCGTTTTGCACTTCTGTGCCTGCAATTCTTAACGCCCGCCCTAATTCATCACTGTTTTTTGCCAAAACCGGCAATACATTTAATATTTCTGTGCCTGCTAGCCCGAAATCAGCAAGGGTTGCGGCTACACCTTTTGTGGTTTCTCCGGCTCGTGACAGCCCTTCTACAAACTTTTGGAACACAACAGCAGCATCATCTTGAAAAGTCTTTTTTAAAGCGTCCCCTGTTAATCCTGTGATCTTTTGAAGTTGTTTAAAAGATTCGCCACCACCTCGAATAGCTTCATCTATCGCCTGAAAGGATCTGCCAACAGCCGAGCCACCTCCTTCAGCTTCTATCCCTACTGACTTCAATGCGGCACCAAAAGCCGCAGCCTCAGCAGAAGAAACCCCGAATTGAGTCGTAGCCCTTGCAACTCGTGTAGTAACGGCGGCTATTTCCCGCTCCGAAGCTGCAAAGCTGTTCCCCAGTGCGACTATTACAGATGCAAACTTATCTATATCACCAGTTCCTTCCCTAGTGATATTCAATATTCTTGTTAAAGTTGTTGCGGCTTCCTCACCTGAAAGATCTGAGGCGGTTCCAAGTTTTGCTATTGTTTCAGTAAATTTTATAAGGTTATCTTTTCCTTTAACCCCTAATTGACCCGCTGCTTGAGCTATTGCCAATAGTTCTTTTGTTGCAAAAGGAAGCCGTGTAGATAACTTCTGAATATCCTTACCAAAATCAGTAAGGCTTTTTCCTGTTAAATCCGCTGTTTTACCTACGCCAATAAGCCCTGTTTCATAAATAGCAAATGACTTAACGGTTAAGCCTATCGTTGTTGCGAGTGCTGCAAAGGCTATTGTTGAGCCTTTAGCAACACTTTTTAAGGTATCATCAAGGTTCTTTGTTTGCCCTTTTATACGATCAAATTCGTCTCTTAATGCCTTAGAGTTCCCTTCAATCTTAATAACAACTGATCTATCATCTGCCATTAATTCTGTGCCTCCCTAGCCTGTGATCTATGCCCGCTTCAATTTCAAGCCTTTCTTCTTCTGTTAAAGGCTTTGATGTAGGGGCTCTTTTTGGTTTTATTATGTCTTTTCGTTTATCGTGACCATGAAGCATAGCATCGTAACAAAATGAATTGTTTTCTCTTATATCAATAATTTCTATAAGTCTGTTCGCTAATTTTGGAGTTACTTTATCTAAGAACAATTCATAGGTGTATGGATAGTTCGAGCCGATCTTGTCGTAAATTTCTTCAACATCATAAACAACCGAATCGCCAGTGTTTTTTTTTTCGTTTCTTGTTGGCTGGTGCTATCTTTTACTTGATCAACTATTACAGATAAAATCTTATTATTATTTTGAATTCCATCCGTAACATTGCTTTCGCACATCATGCAATATAATTTATGTGCATTAGAAGTTGGCTCAACCTCTCCATCAATTTCGACCGTCATACTATCAATTGTTTTCTTGCTTTCTTCATCAAGTAAACAATAAGTAGTTATAGCCAAGTCTAAAGGTGTAGGCTCTTGCATTACAGAAGATAAATCTTTCCCTTTTGGAAGGGCTGCATTGATGTCAATAAGCTTTCCAAAAGTCATAGGTACGATTGTTAAATTAACAACCGCACCCGAACAAACAATTGATAGCTTTTTGTCTTTAACTACGCAATTTTTCATATTAACTCGCTATTATATCACGATATTTCATAATTCCATTTTTAGCGATATCTCTATACATGGAGATAGTTATGGAAGCTTCAGAAAAGGCGTTTTCGGTAAAGTTTATCGGAAGTCCCGCACCCGCACACCTAAAGCAATCAAGCTCTGACATAGTGCCATCACCTTGGCGACCTGAAGATATAATCAATCCAAAGTCATTAAATACATCAGTTGAACCGCCAACTGTTACTTCACGGCTTCCTGTATTAATCGGTCTTGTGTCAAAAGTAGCGGTATCGCCTGTCACTAATGCTATAGTTCCAGATCCACCAGTTAATTCAACGCCTGTGTTTGGAATAGTCACCGCCGTGGAAGAAGTTATTGTTAATGGTGAAGCTGTTATTTTCAGTAAATCGTTTTGATAAACAAGATCATCGCCATTAGCAAAATCGACATCATTTCCCGCATAAACATCAACTGTTGTTGAAGAGGCTGCGACAACTACGAATTTACTAAACTTCAAACTGGCTTCTTCACCAGATTCAGCGGTTGCAGTCGCTACACCAGTTGCGGCAACAACAGAAGCTCCGTTTTTATTTGTAAGAGTGCTTACATTTCCAGAAGTTTCAGCTGCGTTTATTGTCATTGCTTTTCCAAGTAAAGTTTCAAACAAGAAAGACGGATATTCTCTTAATGTTAAGGAAACTTCCGCAGTAATTAAACCACGTTCAACTTTCCAAGCATATTTTGAAGAGCCGCCGTTTAAAGGAAAAAGCTCCCCTTCAGACGATACTTCAGCAGAAGCATCAACTCTTGCCCGACCTAAGTAGTTTCCAGTTGTTACATTGTACGCTGTTAGCGTGTGGATGCCGAAAATGGCATTCGGTTGTGATTCTGTCATTTTTAGAAGCTCCTTAAATTACTTGCTCTGTTGTTAAATTGGTGTGAAATCTTTTAGGTATTTTTAAGCTTATTATATCATCGCCTTTTTTTATCTCATAACGCTCGTGATTCTGAACGATTAAGAAATCTTTCTTTGCAATGATTTTATCGTTTCTTGGTTCTGTTTTTTTATCTGCCATAAGCTTATCCTATTATTGTTGAAACTACCGTTATACCGCCTACTTTAAAGTCTGCGCCTTCGTTCAATGATGCGTTCGCTGGGAGCAATTCCGTTACTTTTAGATTCGTATGCCTGCCACTTTTAAAACTCTCTTGCACGACCTCTCTTAAACAACGTGAATAACGTAAAACTTTAGTTAATGTGCCTTCACAATTTGAGTTATTAAAAACAACTTCAAAGTTTACGCTTATCTGTAATGCCGTTTTGTTGCCGCTGGCATTAGCTGTTAAGTCAACAATTCCGTAATAAATAAAAGGATCAACATTAAAGACTTGATCGTTTGCGTTATTAAAATAACTTTCATTCGCAACAGGCAATAATTGAATAGAGTCGGCTTTTTCAGCGTTTATTTCTGTTATTTTCGCTGGCAATTTTGATTGCATCTTTGCTAAAATATCAGCTAAATAACTTTCTATATCGTATTTATTTGACACGTCCGAGCACCTCCAATTTTGAGGCAACAAAATCAGCTATCAACCTTTGGAACCTTAAAGATTGAGCGTCATCAATAAATAAATATTTCCTTGCTGGCATCTTCTTTGTGCCTCTTTGGATATACCCGCTATATTTAACATTTGTACCTTGAACAAGTGATTGCCTGCCGATATGACGTATTGTGTCGCTATTTCCACGACCTGTTACTGAATCCCTTAACGCACCGCTTGATACAAGAATAGGCAAACTTCCAAGTGTCGCAGCTTTGCGTTTTGCATAGGCTTTGCTTAACGACGGATATTGACCATCGCCTTTTAAAATAAAGTTTTGCTTTGTCGTTTTGAATATATCTCTTGATATCTCGCCCATGACAAAACGCAAATCTCCAACAGATTTAATTGCTGAATCAAGATTAGCTTTAAACTGTATATCATTCTCTATTTTATAAGAAACTTGACCTACCATTGATCAACCCCTTTTTCAAAAAAAGGAACTATCCCAGCATTGCCCGATTCGGTATGAAAAGAAGAAAGCCCACTAACACTGTCAATTTCTGTTTCATCAGGTAAATCAAGTTTATTATCTCGCAGCATGGTTAGTGTCTTTATGCTTTCACGGTATGCGCTGCCTGCTGTCATTTCTTGCGGAATATTGCTATCAGGAATAGGAACTGATTTTTTTAGATTTAATATTTTAGAGGCTCGGTATACTACTAAATCAACCGCTATTTTCTTCACGATTAAAAGGCTGGAAGCTCCGGTTATAGGTGTATCGTAACGCTTGCCTAAATACATGTTTATTTGTGCATCAGCTTGATCTAAAAAACCCGCTATAGCATCAGACGTAACTTGCCCCGCTGAGCCAAAAGCAATTCCTTTCATTTCTTCTATAATATCGGATTCCAGCGCATAGGTCATATCTTAAACTTCCTTAATGAATCCAAGTTTGCCAAATTCTGTAAGTTTACTTTCAGGGCAAGCTTTACCTTTAGCATAAAATAAACCGTTTCTTTTTAGATTCTGTTTTAGCACCCAACATTTACCAGTTATTTTAATATCTTTTTGCTCTACATCCAATTCTGCAATATCTGATTCACTTGCTTCTGTAGCAGCTTCATGTTCTTCATCTAGTTTTGAAGCTTCTTCTTCAGCCTCTATTGCTTTTGCGTCTTCTGCTTCCATTTCTGCAAGTAATGCGGCGTCTTCTTGAACTTTAGCTGCTTTTTCTTCTTTTTCTTGTGCTAGTTGTTTTGCTTCTGCGTCTGTTTTTTTAGTCATTTCATTACCTAGTTTAGAATTTAAAAAGTTGGGGTAAAGCCAAAGCCCTACCCCTTTTTTTTATTGAATCGCATCTTTAATTAGATATCCAGCGTCTGGATTTGCAATCAGTTGATCATAACTATCATCAACCATTATTTTCATTGCATTTACAGGATCTTTAACCTCATGCTTAAACACTCTACGAGAATCAGCAAATTGTTGAAATCTATAACCTAGTGAAACTTGACGCTTTGAAGCTTTTTGAGGAGCAACACAAAATACAATATGCTTTCCCCATACAGGCAATATGTTAGAAGTTTGCCCTTGCTTGGCAGCTTCGTAAATCGCCTTAGCAACTAGAACCCTTTTAACATCTAGCACATGTGCTAAATCTTCAGTGGTTAGCTGTCCGGAGCGGTTATATTTATAACCTACTTCTAAGATCTTTGGGTGATAACGCAAAGTGTCCCATACAGCCCAAGGTAAAATAACAGTATCGGGAGCCATACCAACCTTGTTATAAGTTGCAGCTCTTGCGGTTTTAAAATCACCTATTGGATCTGAATTGGCATAATCATTATATTGATCAGTTCCTGAAAGTGTTACATTATTTGTCAAAATAGCTGTATCAGATAATGTATCTGCTAACCCTTTTTCTTTCGATAGTAATAATAAACCAGTTAGTTCATCAGTTGTATCAACTTGTGCGTCAAAGGGCTTATCTACGTTAGCAAACTCTTCTTCTGTAATAATGTCTTTCAAACCATGCTTATCAACACTATATGTGTCGGTTGAATAATGGCGTGTGTCAACTTGTGGATATTGGTTTTTTCCACCAGTTAACGTAGTCACTATGCGCATGTGACCAGAACCATAAGACCCTAGCTTGCCAGATGATTGCTTTACTTTTACCATCGGCAAAATTTCTTCTGAAACAAACCCATCAGGAACTATTTTATTTGATACTTCCGTTAAAAGTTTATCGACTTGTGCAGTCTGTTGTGAACCCATTTTAAAAACCCTCGTTTTTATAATTAAAAAAATTTATATTGTACTACGTGCTTAGTCCTACACTTCCAACATTCGCAAGAATAAAGCCGTTACCACTAACATCTACATAAACCGCTAAGGCTTCATCTGGTGCGTTAAAAGTTGCAATGTTGTTTGTTCCGTCAAATGTGCCAGAAGCCAACGTTAGTGTATGAGAAGCCGTTCCTGATGCGCTTGTGTCTTTCGCAACAAAGAGTCCTTTATGGTTTGCGAAATCCGCTATAGTGGCAGCAATAACAACTGTGTTGTGAGCCAATTCAACCGATTGAATGCCAGAAGAAACCGCGCCCGAAGCTGTTAACGCCTGAACGTTAGTTGCTGTTGAAGTTGGTTGTATCACTAACACACTAAATTGATCGTTATCGACTGCGTTTGATAGCGCCATTGCACAATAGTTATCACCACTTGAAGCCGTTACAACGTCACCCGCTGAATCAGTTTTAAGTAGATCGCCAGCTGTAATTGTTCCGCCAGCTATGGCAGTTGCACCACCAGCAGCAGAAGCAATTTCTGCGGATTTTCCTGCGGCTGGCAAGTTTTGCACAAAACCAACAATAGAAGCGTTAGCACCGGCAACATCAACTGCGCCGTCTGCTGATAATATAACGGCTTTGTATTGTTTAGCAGAAAGATCAGATCCAGCTGCTAGATTTAAAATTCTTGAAAGGGTTGCTGTAGAAGCCATATCCTTAAATCCTTAATTTATGTTAAAAATAGTTAACTATTATTAGTTAGTCTTAGTTAGTTACGATCTTTGCGGCTTCTGAAAATGATATTCCATCAGACTTTACTAAAGCACTACACTTTTCAGAAAATGATTTAGCTGCAATATCTGCTTCTGCATCTGCTGGATTTTCACCACTTCCCGCACCTTCTAAATTAATACCGGCTACCGCTTTTTCTGCAAAAGTAGCAAAGTCGTTCTCCATGAAAGAAACACGCTGCGCTTCTACGACTTTGCCATTTGTAAACATTGCGTTGAACGTAGCTTCTTTTACTTGCTTTGCATTTGATTCCGTCAAAGTCTTAATTTCCGTAGAAAGCTTTTTAACCGTATCTGTTAAAAGAATTACATCAGCAGTTTTATCTGCAAGCTTTGTATCAGCTAGTGCTTTTGCGTCTGAAAGTGTTTTGGTTTCAGCTTCGATATTTGCTTTCAAACCCAATGCTTCACCTATTTTTGTTTTTTCTGCGTCTGTAAAAGTAGCAATAGATTTTAGAACGTCTTTTAAGTCAGCCATATTATTTACCCTGTCTTTATTGTTAAAAATTGTTTCTGAAAATATAGGCTGCATGTCTTTCACATGCGGTCTATTCGTTATCCCAGCGCCAAATAATGCAGCGCCGTATTCTTTGCCTGTTTCTGAGTCTTGATAATCAAGAGTAAATTCAGCAGATATGTATTTTATTTCTTTTGCTTTGATCTTTGCCTTTGCTTTATCTGTCCACTCAATACGTGCGAAAAGCTTTTTTCCATCATCTTCAAGTTTTATTTCTTTAAACCACCCCGCTGCTTCTGCATAGGCATCGTGAAAATAATCAATTGCTATATCTACACGCATCGCCTTGTTATCAAAGTTAGCTTTAAACTGTTTTAAAACATCTTCATTAATATCGAACTTGCCAAAAAAACTATGATTAAATTTGCCTTTACGGATTATTTCAACCCATTCAAGATTATCTTCTGTTACCTCTTGTAAAGCGAAATGAATGTTTTTTGACATGTAAATATACCCTAAATATTACCAGCATCTTAAATAGTAACTACTATATATAGTATATTAACAGAACAGAATTGTACATTAAAATTAATCACAGCTATTAGTTGTAGATTAAAAGTGCAAAATAAAACAATAAACGCCTTTACTTATGGGCGTTAATAGATTACAATTGTATCAGGCAGGCAATTAAGCCGCTGGAAATATCGAGAATAAGATTATGGATTTACAAAAAGAATTACAAATGACAAACGCTGATTTTACAGATTTTACTGGCTCAGTGGCTACTATCTTAAAAGAAAAATTTCTGAAAAAAGTTATTAGGCATGAATTAACTCTTGAAGAGGCAATAGAGGCTAGTTTAGCGCATTTAAACAAAGTTAACGATACTATTATGCGTCAGGGTTTAAGAACTCACTCACAGGTTGCAGATGTTTTGTGTGACACAGTTTATCAAGAATTTCATAAATAAAAAGTGACCCCTCGGGTTGAGCATATGAAGAGGCTTGAGGGGTTCTATAAAAACACAAACAAGGATTAAAACATGAAAACTTTTCACAACGATCAAAAGATTAAAGATAAATACGTAAAGCGTCTAAAAGCTCATTACGATGCGGACGAGATAATCAAAGGTGCGTATTGGGAGAACGGAAAAGGGTGTGCAGTCGGTTGTACTTTACATTCCGATGATCATAAAGCTTATGAGACTGAGCTTGGGATACCTGAGTCCCTAGCTAGATTAAAAGATTCTATTTTTGAGGCTTTACCACATCAAGAGGCAAAACAGTTTCCCCTTGATTTCCTAAACGCTGTAAACGTGGGTTCTGATTTGTCAGGTGTAACAGATAAATTTGTTCACTGGTTACTTGTTGACCCTGAACATGGAGTAATTAAATTCACCAAGAACAAGAAAGTTGTTCAAGATGTGGCTGATTTATATCAAAGAAAAATAAACGGTGAAACTGTCGAAAGAAGTGAGTGGCAAGAAGTTGCTCGTGCAGCTCGTACCGCTGATTATGCTTCTGTTGCTCGTGATGCTGCTTATACCGCTTATAATGCTGCTTATGCTTATGTTGCTCGTGCCGATGTTTATGATGCTGCTTGTGCGGCTGATGCTGCTTATACTTATGCTGTTTGTGCTTATGCTGATCGTGCCGATGTTTATGATGCTTCCCGTGCTTCTCGTGCTGCTTCTCGTGCTTATAATGCTGCTCGAACCGCACCAGCAAAGAAATTAATCGAACTGATTAGCCATACTATTACATAAACGGAGGCTTACACTATGTTACAAGTTTTTATTGTTTCCACATTGTTTATGTTAACAATGTGCTTAACACTTTATAGTTTTACACACTTTATCACTTAAACAAGAACAAGACAGAAAAGATTATGACGTGGCAAGAACAAGCTATAGATTTATGGGGGATGCTGCATTGGAAAAGCACCCTCGCAAATATGTTAGGAGTAAATAAGTCAACTGTAAGGCGTTGGGCTACAGGGCAACATAAAATGAAGCCAGACGTTGTTGATAAAATTAACGCTACTTATGAAATATGGAAATCCGTACATTCAAAATAAGATATCAATTTGAATGTACGGATTCTTTAATTAGGAAAAGTTAGCTCTAATTAGAAAGTTTTACTTTTAAGTATTTTTTCTATTTCTTCGCTAGATCCAGTTGGTCTTAATCCTATTGGATCTATAGGTTTTATATTCTTTTGCCCTATTAGCTGCGCTCGAACCGTAGTTTCACAGTTATGATGATAAGGCGGTAAATCTTCAGTGTCATATTGAGCCTTGCTAAATACACGCCCTGTTAGCTCTTTACATATAGCCGCATCAGGTGAAGGGTTTACAATTACAAAAGATTCTATTTCTTCAAAAACCTCAGGCGTTTGAAACACTGCATTTCTTGCGCTATTTACTGCGCTTGACGTTACATTTGTTGCCGTTGTTTGTAGAACTCCTGTTGCTGTATATGATGCTGCGGCTTTGTCCATATCGGCAATCAAGGCTGCCACGCTATCTGTTGTATCGAGTTTCTGCGAGGCAATAAAGAACATACGTTTTCTTAATTCTACATCTTGATCCTTTACCAGTTCATCAATATTTGAGGTTAATTGATCCCTTAAAGCTTTTGGCAATGTTTTTAACAAATCTGTGTATTCATCAAACTTTAGATTTTCTTTGTTAACTTCCTTCAAAACGTTTTTTGTCGCAACTTCTGAAAGTTGAGCCATTTCTAAACGTAGTTCTTTTTTATATTGTGTCTTTGAAGGAATCTCGGTTTCACTTAATATTTTTCTTCTTTTGGCAATGTTATCTTCTGCTTTAAATGATTTGGTTATTTTCGTTAAATATTTTGCAACTCTTTCTTCTAATTGTGTTTGCATTAAGACGTGAACAGCTTTTGCACGCTGCTTAATAAACAAAGAGGCATTATCTGCATCAGCAAATTTTGCTATATCATTTAGCTTTTTTTTTACAGGCTTTTCTTTTGGCTCTTCTTCGTCTTTTGAATCTTCGTTAGGGTTAATCTTTCCTGTTGCCTTTCTGCCTTTTCCAGCAGCTTCATCTGCATCTTTCTGTTTTTGCGTTATTACAGGGAAATCATATGCACGATTCATTTCATCTTCTAACTGGTCAGATTCTCTTGTTATGCCAGCATTCTTCAACATAACCGCAATTTCAGCACGTTCTTTTCCGTTTTTGTTGTTTACGTCAGCAGCTTTTATTTGTGGATATTGGACTCGCTTTCCATATTTCGCATCAACCAACTTCTTAACAATATGATTTTTTAATGCGTCCGCTATGGTTTCAGAATATATTTCAATGCCGTTCAAAAACAATGTTGATAAGTCTTGCCCTAATGACTGACTGCCTGCCTGCCCGCCCATGCCGAGCTCTAAAAAGCCCGCAAGGAAAGCTTTCGCCATTGCTTGATCCTCAAACTTTATGCCATCAAGTACATCTTTTGCGTCAAAGTCAATTTTTGTCACGTCAATTTCAAAGCCTTCGGGCTTTAGTAAATAAGTGCTTTGATGGGACGTGTAGAACTTCAGCATTTTTTTAAATAAGGTCATTTGCTCTTCGTCTTCTTGAGAAGAAGTCGGAACGGTTCCAACCAAAACGCCTGTTGCGTTTCTCTCAATACCCATCCCATATATTTTTAAATAAAAATCTTTCCTAATATAGTTGCCGTAAATTGGGCGCAACATGCTTGTGCCTTCGTAATTGTCACCTTCTTTTTTAAAGGTAATAGGCATTAAATGTTTGCCTTCTATATGAACATCAACCGCTAAATCACCATTGACAAGTTGCCTTACATCTTTAATTGATCCGTTGCGGTTTAAATTCCATTCATATATGGTTTTCTGGGATCTGTAACCGATATCTTTTAAGCCAGTATAATTTCCGTATTTAGGATGATTCATAACCACCTTATAGACAGGCTCAAACAAAGAATAGCCAAACTCTATAGAAGTTAATGCTTCTGTTAAAAACTCTCTAAATGTCTTTCTTTTCGATTCATCAGGATAGGAAATATCTTCAAATAGGGCAAACCTTATAAACTCCGCAATTTCTACTTCTTCATCAGAATCATCAACCGCTACAACCCCCCAGCTTGCTGAAATAATAGGATTCTTTACAGCAGATAAAAGCATTTGGACTTGATAATCCGAACGCCTCATTTTATCGAAAACATCCATCCCTTCCGGCATTGATACAAACTTATCAAGATATTCTTCGTTGTATATGCCGGAAAATATCTCAATACCTGTTGAGCCTTCTTCTTTGAAGTGTTTAGGTGAAGGGGCATCTTTACCTAAAATTCTATTTATCACATCCTTAACAGCCATATCTACTACCTAATTTAATCGTCAAAAAAACTTGCATTCATTTTAGCTACACCACCACCAACCCAATTTAAAAACTGCGAAGTTGAATCAACCTGATCATCATGTGGTGCGTTTGGAAAAAGAACCATTTCATCAATGTAATCTTGAACCCAAGGCGCACCCTTTTTTAGAAAAATCTTACCATCTTCAACTAGTGGACTGCATGTGGAAGCCCTTGTAACCTTATCACTTTCTGGCTCAATAGCTACTATATTAAACATTGTATCATTTTTCATGTCTTGAATTAAAGAAATTCCACTTGATTTATCTTCTATTAAATTGGTCAATAATTTGTGTGCCTTGTAAACTTCATCTTTACCTTTCCACTTTTCCGCTAACTTTTTGCACTCACGCCTTAACCTTGGATATAGCATTTTATCTCTTACTACTTCCAGCAAATCATAGCCGGCTTCATGCTCACCCCATACCGTTGCAACTGTTGGATCGTTTAATTGATTTGCTTTGCTTGCAGTGTCCCATGAAATAACAATTCTTTTATATTTTCTGTAATGACTATACCATCCAAAATCTTCTTCTTTAAATATTGATCCACCTTCCTCCTGCGGGTTTTGTTGATATAAGGCTTCAAAGTTTGCAATGCCCTGTAATTTTTTCCTTGCAAGAATGAACTCTAATGATTTTAATTCAGGAAAAAGAACTTCTCCTTTTTTTCTATGCTTTTCATCTTTAGATGCAATAGCTTCATATTTCAATAGCCTTAAATTATCAGGATTGCCTTTTATTAACCTACCTATTGGATCATCTATACTCCATCTGGTTCCAATTATAAGAAGTCCGGCAAGCTCTGAAAAGCGTGTAAAGAAATCATCAGTGAACCATTCCCACGTTTTATCCTTTATAAGGTCGCTGTTTGCTGCCTCCCGTCCTTTCATCGGATCGTCAATAACACCAAAATCAAGAGATTCACCAGTAACCGAACCGCCTACTGTTGTATTTCTAAAAGAACCCTCTTCACCGAAAAATTCTATAAGCTCCATATTTTTGGTGTAACCCTCATCTTTTCGTGTCGGTAAACGGAATTTAGGAAATATTTCTTTATACTCTTCAGAGTTTATTATTCTTTGAAGTCGCAAGTTTGCACGTACTCCAAGCCTTTTGGAAAATGAAGCAAATATATGTTGTAAATGTGGATACTTTCCAATAGCCCACGCTATGAAGTCGATTATTTGAACTGACTTACCATGTTGAGGTGGTGCTTGTATAATTAAGATGGGCTTTGTTCCAGCAATCATATCTTTCAGGAGCTGCTGCAATTCTTCAGCAATTTCTAGTTGCCACCAGCCAACCTTGAGCTTTTTATTTATCCTAGTTCTAAACGTCCAGAAGTTTCTTCTAGCTTTCGCTTGATGAATCTTCTTTTCTTTTGGGTTTAATTTTGGCAACAAGTCTTTCATATTCTTCAAATTCTTCATCTGTTAAAGCGTCAAGGGCATCATCATCAATTTCTTCTGGCTCCTCTATTGTATCTATTCGCCTCACCTCGCTACTATCCACAAGGCTTAGTTCCCTAGCTATAATGCTTGCATTTAACATATCAGCAGCAGCCCCTGTAAGCTTTTGGTTCCGCATTATCGCACCCGCCCACGCTACGACTTCCGATAAACCATAGGCTTTTTTATCTTTCCACTCATACCACGTAGAGATACTTATATCAAGAAAGGTACACATCCCCTCAATTGTCATAGCTCGCATCTTGTTTACTTTCCCATGACATATATCACCTTTAGAGCAAAATATCCTTTCTTCCTCTAAGGGGTTATTATGTACCCATTCAAAGTATTCTTCACATGCTTCTTTTAATAATTCAGGATCTTTAAATATTTGATCCCTTCCGTGTTTTGTTCTTTGCTTCCAGAATTCATTTCCTTTTTTAAAATTCATAATTCTTTAACCTCTTATTGTTTTAATGGCTGCTCGTGCCGCTAAATCTAACGTTCTTTCTTGCGTTTCTGGCGTTGAGT